TCATCCATGAAAATCGATCCTCCGATAGGGTCCGGGTCCGAACGCCTCGGACAGTTGCGCCACCTCAATGGCAAACGGGGCTGCGGTGCCGTCCTGGGCCTGCATGGCGGCGGTGTAGGTCCACGACGCGGCATCGGTGCTGGCCTCACGCAGGATCGCGCCGGTTCCGTCGCGCACCCGCAGGTGATAGGCTTCCCGGCTTTCGCCCAACGGCACCTCGGCCAGCTCCCAGCCATCGCCGCCGCTACGGGTCCGCCTGGTCCAAGTCAGGCCACGGTCCCCTGCGGGCGTGGTCCGCGCGCGCAGATGGCAGGGCGCGTAGGGCCGCAGACCGATCCCGCTAAAGGCCTCTACCCGGTGTATGTAGCTGGGATCATCCATCGGCCGGCCACCGGGACCGATCAGGAAATGCCGCGCCATGCCCAGCGCGTCCAGGGACAGTTCGATCTGCACCGCCGCCCCGTCGAGCAGGACGAAATAGGCCCCCGCAGCGCGGGCCGGCAGGATCTCGGCCTCGGTCCCGGCCTGCCCGCGCAGGCGCATCCGCAGGTCGTAGGTGCCCGGGGCCATCAACTCGGCCTCGGCGAACTGGATCAATTCCCAGCCTCCGGGCGTGCCGTCACCGATCGCCGCCAGATTCCCTCCGGCAAAAAGCGCAGTGTCCGAGATCGAAGAAAGCGCCCCAGATGCCACCTGCACCCGCAGCGCAGGGCCCCGGTCCCACCGAGCGGGCGCCGCGGCAAAAAGCGGCCCCAGCGTCACCCCCGCGACCGCGCCCCGCTCGACCAGCGTGTTCAGGCGATAGCCCGCGTCCTCTGCCGCGCTGTAGAGCGCAACGCTGCCGGGCCAGGGCGTGGCCGCGATCGCGATATGCGGCGCATGGGGGATCTCGTCGCCGGACAGCAACGGCAGATCCAGAAACAGCGGCTCTACCGGCAGGGGCGGGACATGGGCGCCGCGAACCGTCCCCTCGGCGGACAGATCCACCGGGCTGGCCGCATAGACGCCACGCTCGACCCTAACCGCCTCGATGTTCCGTGTGGCGGCCTGTTCCACGCGGTCCACGCGAAAGCCCCCCTGCGGCAGGCGGATCACATCGCCCGCCCCGACGGCGTGGGCCGATGGTGGCAGCGCAAGGCGCACCCGGTCGCGTGCGACACGCGCCTCGGCCAACCAGCGAGAAACGATGGCCTGCGCCTCGCCCCGAGCCATGACCAGCGGCATCTCACTCGACGTGACGCTGCCCCCGACCTCATCCGGCAAGATGGCTTCGACCGCGCGGGTTTCATAGGCGCCCTCCGCCTCGGCAAAGACCAGACGCACCCGCCCGGCGGTTTCGGCATCGGGACTGCGGAAATGCTCTGCCTCGCCAGCTTGGCCATCAGTCACCGCCAGCGCGTCGGGTGAAACGATGTGATCCGACCGCCCATCTCGCTTGAAGAATACCAGCCGGCCATCCCGCTCGGCCGCCTCCAGCCCATGGGCCAGCATCAACGGCTGCAACGCCGCGCGTGCGCTGGCGTTTTCGGCAACCACATAGCCACGCACCAGCCCCTGCACCCCGTCCAGATCCAACGCCGTCACACCGGCCTTGCGGCAGATCTCGGAAATCACCGCCTCCAGCGGCTGTGCATTGGCCCGACCTGTCAGCCAATGGCCGCGGGCATAGTTGGCACCGTCCGCCCAGACTGCCGTTGAGGTCGGGAATTCCGGAAAGGGTCGCGCGTCCCAGGTCCAGACATGGGCACGAGACAGGTCCACCATCGGCCCGCCATACACCTCAGAAACCGGATTGACCTGCGGGTCAGCCCAATAACCCAGTACCGCCCGCAGATATTGCTGCTGGATCAGGTCATCGCGCGCCCCCGTCGAAAACGGCGGAAAGGCGCTTTCCGACGAGTTCGGATCATGGAACAGGTTCGGCGCATTCGTGCCCTTGTCGACGGCCGGGCAGCCAAGCTCGGTAAACCAGATGGGTTTGCCCTGCGGCACCCACCCGGTGGGCGAAACGCCCTCCTGCCAAAGCTCGGCCAGATAGAAAGTCGTATAGGCGCCCTCGACGGTATCGCCATTGCCCACATGGAACGCAGCTGCCGCATCGGCCTCGGCAAGGCGCAGCCGGAACCGCAGGTCGATCACGCCATCCTCCCCAACGCTGAAGGTCAGGTTCATGACCTGCGCACCGCCGCCTACCTCTGTGGAAACCTGCCCGGTCGCCTGGGACCAGACCACCTGTCCCCAGGCCGTGGCATGGGTCCAGCTTACGCAGGCCGACGGGGCACTGCCTGCGCGAAACACGACACGCACACGATAGACCGCCTCTGCCAATGCGGTTTGCAGAACGGTCGCGCGGCTGGCCGCCCCTAGCCCGCCGGAAACGATATCGGCCGGCGTCAGCCCATCATGCACAGGCGCGTCGGAGGCCCGAATCGTGCAGCCGGATTCGATGGGCCATAGCGCGGGACGAACCCCCTCGGGGATCAGGCTGGCCTTGCGCCCACCGACGCGGTCGGCATGTTCGTTGCCCCACCATCCGCGGAGGTCCTTGTAGCGATAGATCCAATGCTCGCCATGGGCTTCGTCCCGGATCGGCGTACGCCGTTGAATGTCGCGGGCATGGTCGCTGGCGTAATACCAGTCATAGCCCTCGCCCCCCTCTATATTGGCGCGCAGGTAGTCCAGATCGTGGATCGTGCCCCAACCGGCATCCAGATGGCGATCGCCCTCGCGCCAGTCCGAAAGGGGCATGTAATTGTCGATGCCTATGAAATCGATATTCGGGTCGGACCACAGCGGATCGAGGTGGAAGTACAGATCGCCCGGCGCCTCTGGCGGACGAAAGCCGAAATACTCGCTCCAGTCCGCCGCATAGCCGATCTTGCAATCGGGCCCCAGAATCGCGCGCACATCCGCGGCCAGCCTGCGCAACTGCTCGACCACCGGGAAACGGCCGCGCGGACCGCGGATCGTGGTCAGCCCGCGCAGTTCCGAACCGATGCAGAACCCGGCGACGCCCCCCGCCGCCTTGCACAGCCACGCATAGTGCAAGATGAAGCGGCGATAGCTCCACCCGTCATCGCCGCTATAGGTGACGGTGAGCCCCTTGTCCTTGTCCAGACTGCCCGCGACAGCGAACTCTTCCGGCGCTGCCGTGCCGAACAGCGCGGCGATTTCGTCCTCTGCGGCAGCGGTTCCATCGGGGGACAGCGAATGCCCCGGCGCATGGCTCAGCGTAATGCGCCCGCGCCAGGGCAGGTACGGCTGCCCCGGATCGCCGGTATAGGGATCGGTCAGGTCGTTCCCCTCCATCTGGTCCATCAGGATAAAGGGATAGAACAGCGTGTCCTGTCCGCCTGCACGCAGCGCGGCAATCGCCTGAGCCACGGCGCCGTCCGCCGGCGTCCCCCCGTAGATCGCGCGCCCGTCGCGTTGCGGGATGATCTCGGCGTCCGCCCGCCTCAGCCCCGATACCCGCCAGGGCAGCGGCTGTCCCTCTCTAAGGGCCTGATCGACCTTGGGCCGCAGCGCCACCTGCGGCGCGCGCAAATCCGACGCAAACCAGCTGACCACCAGAGAAACCGAACGGACTCCTGGCAGATCCGCGCGCAGCGCCTCCAGCGAGGTCTCCATGTCGGTCCGTCCGCTGGGCGTGTTCATGTTGGCGGTGGTCGTTTCGCCCAGCAGCTTCTTGAAATGCACCGGCACGGTGGCCAGCGCGTATTCCCCCGTTCCGGGGATCAACGCCACGCCCTGCACCAGATCGCTCAGGGTCTCAACGGGGCAGTCGGCCTCGCGCATGACCTCGAAACTGAGCTGGGGCACCCGGTTTCCATAGGGCAACAGGTCCATCTCCTCGATCACCACATAGGCAATACCGCGGTAGGATGGCGCTTGCCCCGCCCCTTCGGTCGCCTCGATCAGCGGGTCGGGCAACTGATCCTCGGTCCCGTTATAGACCCGCAGGGTCAAATCACCGGGCGCGATTTCCAATCCGTCCGCCCAGATCCGCCCCACCCGGGCGATCTCCCCTTCGCACAGGGCGATGGCCAGGCTGACAGTGTAGCTGTGCACGCGGATCTTAGGCTTGCCGGGCATGCCCTTGCCACCGCCCCGGCTCTCGACCGTTTCGCGAAACCGAGAGGCCCAGATCACCTGGCCCGACATCCGCGACCGCCCCCAAAGCCGCGGAACCGCCGTGCCTTCGCTGGCCCCGGTCAGGCGGAAACGTTCCACCCGGCCGGTCTCGACAGCGTCCGACCCGCTCCCCAGCAGTTGTTGGTCCACCACCCGGCCGATTGTGGCCCCGACCGCCCGCCCGATCACGGTCGAGGACAAGCCCAGCACCGCGCCGCCCCAAGCGGCACCCGCAGCGGCGCCGATCGCCGAGAAAACGATTGTTGCCATGGGTCAGATCCTTTCGGGAAATTCGAAACGGGCCACGATACGCCGGGCCCAGGGGCCGGAGAGCGGGCTTTCCACCACGCCGTGGCCGGAATAGGCATGCACGAAACTTGCCGCGCCTCCGACGCGCCCCTGCAGCCCCAGATGCTTGGCCACCGCATCGGCACGCATCCGAAACAGCAGAACGTCGCCCGGGGCGCGCGCCTCGGGGCTTTTCTCTACCAGAACGCGCCGCGCGGCACGCCATAGCGCCTCGTCGCCCTGCGGTTCGGACCAGTCAGGGGTATAGGGCGGCACCGTTTCGGGTTCGGCCCCGTAAAGCGCGCGCCAAACCCCGCGCAGCAGGCCCAGACAGTCCGCCCCAGCACCCAGGGTCGAGGCCTGGTGCACGTAAGGGGTGCCGATCCAGCGCCGCGCTTCGGCCAGTGCCATATCTCCGCGCGCACTCACTGAAACAGGCTCCCGCCGTCATGCGTCTGCCCATCGGTGGGGTAGCTCAACAGCCAGTCTTCGCCCGGAATATGCGGAAACCCGCGAAAGTTCAGGAAATTGGCGAATTTCAGGCGACAGGTCTCGGCCCGGCGATCACACCCAGCAGTCAGCCGCAGCGCATCGCCCGGGCTGACCGGGGCCCGCAGTTCGGTCCACAGCTCGATCACCCGCGCGTCATGCTCCAAACGGTCCGCGCGGATCATGCCCAACTGTCCCTTGGCCGGCCCCGACAGAACCTCCAGCCGGCCATGAACGAACCATTCCGGCTGATATCCTGGCAACTCGGCAAAGCGGAACACCCGTTGCCCCTCGACCGCGACGGCCACCGCCTCGGTCCGCAGGCCCGGCGCGTCCAGGTCAACCCGGCAGTCGGCATCGCCCAGAACGGCAGCGCAGCGCTTGTGAAAGATGCGCCCGGTCGGCTGGTTCAGCGCCTCTGCCAGGCCGCGCAGCTCGACCTCGAACCGCCCGCCGCGATGGGAAAGTTCCCCCAGCGACCCCGCGAAAAGTACCGCCCGCTGGTCGACATCGGCCCAATTGACCAGCCAGATCCGCAGCCCGGCCCCGTCATACAGCCCGGCCTGGATATCCTCTTCGGTGATCGCGGCCGAGGAAACAGCACCGACCGCCGCGGAATTGTCCACCGACAGGCCAGTCGTCTGGCTCAGCGCCTGCGCGCTCATCCCGGTTTCCGCCGCGAAGGTGATGCCCTCAAAGACCAGCCCCCGGTCGTGATCGGTGAACCCCAGCACCACGCCATCGCAGCGCGTGATCGCCCAGGCCCGCGCCAGCGTGGTCGTGCCCCCGTCCAGATGCGCCTGCAGCGCTGTCCCGACGCCGCTCATAGCCGCAACTCCACGACCGGCACCGAGGGCACGTCACCCGCCCGAAAACTGGCAACCGAGGTCTGTATGCGATCGGTATCGAAACGCACCGGGACGTCGAACTCGAACCCTGCGGTAACCTCGACACCGATGGCCGGCACCTCGGCAAGGGTGACCAGCCCCGTCGCCGTGTCGACCTCGAAATGCAGCCGTTCGACCAGCGCAGCACCATCGACCCCGACCCGCACCGTACCCGCAACCGGCTTGGCGATGGGACGGACGTAGCTCTGTCCGCCAGAAGCGTAGGTCTTGACCAACTGGAACACCTTGGTCTCACCGTCACCCCGCCCGATCACCTGGTCGTCGAAGCGCACGGCGCGCGACGGCGGGCAGGATTTGTAATCCGACCAATCCTTCCAACGGAATCCGTAAAGCTGGCCGCGCCGCGCCTCGAAAAAGGCGATCAGCTCTTCCACATCGTCAAGCGCGCGCATCGAAACGCCCGCGTCATACCTGCGGCGCGCATGTTCCCAGGGGGTGTTGCGTTCCTCGAACCCGTTGGCCAAGGCCACGATTTCAGTGCGCCGCTCCGGCCCGCCGACCGAGCCAAAGCTCAGGTTGGCGGGAAAGCGGACCTCGTGAAAGCCCATCTCGATCCCTTTCGCTTATCGGTTGCGCTGCCCGCGCGACAGCGCCCGGCCCATCTCGGCGGCGATCTGGCTGCGGCTGCGCGTGAAACTGTCGGCGTCCGGCGTGCTGATATTCATCACAACCTGCACCGGGCGCGTCCCGCCGCCCCCTGCGCTGACCCCCAGCCGCCCGTCGGCACCGCGGGCCAGCGGCAAGATCGCCTCTGGCCCGGCCTCACCCATCAATCCGGTGCCGCCGCGCATCGGGAAATAGGTCGCCCGCCGCACGACCCCACCATCGGCAAAGGGCATCACCCGGCCCTGGGTAAAGGCGCTGCCGTGCTCAAAGGGGACGGCGGCATTGACCAGCCCCTCGATCCCGCTGGCGACCAGTCCGCCCAGGTGGTTCTGCACCGGCCTGACCGCCGCCGAATAGGTCGCGTTCAGGATCGAGTTGGCCAGGCCCGTCAACGCGTCCGACAGTTTCATCCCGTCGAACACCAACCCGTCAAAGGCGTTGCGCAGCCCCCGCCCGATCGACCGCGACAGCGTCCCGACCTCGCGATTGGTCAGGGTCAGGCTCTTGCGCATCTGCATCAGTTCCAGGTCGAACGCCGCCGCCGTCCCGCGCGCGCCCGACAAGGTAGCTTCCAGCGCCTCCACCTGGGCCTCGAACTCCTCGATATCGTCATCCGCCGCCATGGCCTATCCTTTGGTTTTCGTATCATCGGGAAAGGCGCGGGCCAGTTCTTCCAGCCGCGCGCGGCTCATCGGGGCGGAGCCGCCGCCCGCGCCCAGCATCAGCATCAACTCCGCCGGGGTCAGCGCCCAGAACTCGGCCGGGCGCAGCCCCAGCCCGCGAATGCCCGCGCGCATCAGGCCGCCCCAGTCAAATGCCGTCATTCTGCCTGGCCTCCGGCACCGTGAAGGATCGCGCCAGCAGTTGCGCCGCCGCCTGCGCCGCCGCGACCGGGCCGCCGCCGATCTCGGCCCCGGCCAGATCGGCGGTGCTGCCCTGCCATCCGCCACCGCGCAACCCCGCCAGCACCAGCGCCAGCACATCGCGCGTGGCGAAGCGGCCATCCTCGAACCGGGCGATCAGATCGACCAGCGTTTCGGTCCCCAGCGCCGCCTCCAGCTCGGCCAACGCGCCCAGCGTCAGCTTCAGCACATGGCGTCGGCCATCCAGCATCAGCGCCACCTCACCTGCATGGGGATTGGCCATCACAGCGCGCTAAAGCTGATGGCCCCGGCAGAGGCGAGCGACAGCTCATAGGTCGCCTCACCGTCATGGCTGCCGGAATACTCCAGCGAGGACACCTGGAACGGTCCCTCCACCACGCCGAAATCGGGAATGACCACCTGGAAATCGGGTGTCTCCCCATCGAAGAAGACCTGCCGCGCACGTTCGTCGGTGCCCGCGTCACGGAACACCCCGGACCCGGAAATTGCCGCCGTCTTGACCCCGGCCCCGGCTAGCAATTCGCGCCAGCCCCCCTGGCTTTCCAGGCTGGTCACATCCACCGTTTCCGCGTTGAAGCTGATCCGCGTGGCCCGCAGGCCCGCGATGGTCTCGAACTGCCCGTCGCCGGTCAGGTCCAGCTTGATCAGTAGATCCTTGCCGCTTTGCACGCTCATGTCGTTCACTCCAGATGGGAAATCAGTCGTCCGAAACCCGCGCGGCAAAGCGCAGGTCTATGCGGCGCCGGTCCCGGGCGCCGACGCGCCGGGCGCGCGCCCGTTCGAAATCCAGCCGCACCAGATGCCCGCGCGCCAGGTCCAGCGCCGCCCCGGTCAGCGCGTCGGACACCGCGCCCGCCGCCGCCTTGGCCTGCTCGAACCCCGCCGCGTCGGTCACCACCGACACCGTGAACCGGTGCAGCGCCCCGCGCCCCGTCCCGTCCGAGGCATCGCGCACCTCCTCGGGGCCGACGCTGACATAGGTCGGGGGCAGCGCGCCGGACGGCAGCGCGTCATAGATCGCCTCGCCCACCAGCGCGCCCAAGGCCGCATCGCCGACCAGACGTTGATAGATCGCCGCCTGCAGGGCAGCCGCCGCGCCATAGCTCATGTGGCGTCCTCCTCTTCGGCGAAACAGGTCAGGTATCGGCCCTGCGGGTCGGCCTCGGTCACAGCGCGGATCGCGAAAAGCCGCGCACCCTCGCGGAACCGCTGGCCGGGCACCGGGCGCGACGGGGCGCCCACGGGCGCGCCGCGCACCACGATCCGGTAGCCAACGCGCGACAGCGACACCCCTTGCCCCGTCCGCGCGCCGCCAGTCCGCGGGCTAACCTCGGCCCACAGCGTACCGCGCGCGACCCAGGTTTCGGTGAACCCGCCTGCCCCGTCGGCCACACGCTCGGGCGCCTCCAGCACCAGCTTGCGGCTCAGCCTGCGCGCGCCGCTCATGTCGCGGCCCCGCCCAGCACGCGTACCGTGCGCCAGCGTTCCAGCAGGGCCATCACGCCAAAGGGCATGCCGCCCTCGCCCAATGCCGCCTCGTGGCGATGCTCGTGGTAATGGGCGGCCAGCAGAAACACCGCCTGCGCCAGATCGGCCGGCACAGCAGCCCAGGCCGCCCCGAACCCGGCCTGGAAATCAACCTCGGCCTGGCCGCCCAGGGGGATCTGCGGCAGCAAGGTTGCCGTTGCGCCCAGGCGCGGACGATGCGTGTCGCGCACCAGCTGATACGTCTCGGGCGACATCACCGTTACGCCGCCCTGCCGATCCAGCACCCGCAGCTCAGTTATCGCCGTGACCGGTGCCACGGGCAGCGCCTGCCGCCCTGTGTCGCGCCAGGCCATGACCGTCCAGGTAAAGCCGCGCGCCAACAGAACCTTGCCGGTGCGGCCCTCGATTGCCCCGATCGCCGCGCGCAGCAGCGCCTCCAGCAGGGCATCCTGGCCGCCATCGTCGGCAAACCCCGTGCCCAGGCGCAGGTGTTCCTTGAACCGCTCCAGCGGCAGCGCCGCGGTGGGCACCGTGGTCTGCTCGATCAGCATCATCTCGGATTCTCTCTGATTATGTCTCGTCGTGTATGGTTGCAGGTCTGGTGATGCCGGCCTGCGCGGGCGCCGCCCCGATCCGGCGCGGCGCCCCACCCGGCCTTATGCGGCCGAGAATTTCAGCAGCTTGATCGCGGCAAAGTCGCTGACATCACCGCCTACGCGGCGCGTGGCGTAGAACAACACATGCGGCTTGGCCGAGAACGGATCGCGCAACACCCGCAGGTCAGGGCGCTCGGCCACGGTATAGCCGGCCCGGAAATCGCCAAAGGCGATGGCCGCCGCACCGGCGGCAATGTCCGGCATATCCTCGGCCACCAGCACCGGATAGCCCAGTAGGCGCGGCGGTTCGCCCGCCGCCAGACCGTCCGACCACAGAAACCGCCCGTCGGCGTCCTTCATCTTGCGCACCGTCCCCGCGGTCTTGGAGTTCATGACGAAGCTGGCATTCGCGCGGTATTCCGCCCCCAGCGCGTAGACCAGGTCCAGGATCGCGTCGGCGGGCGCGATGGCGTCGAAATCGCCCTCGGTGCCGGTCGGGATATAGCCCAGGCTGCCCCAGTCCCAGATGCCGTCATCGACCTGCGGATGGGCCAGGATGCCGGTGGGCTTGTCCACCCCGTCCCCATTGATGAAGGCCGCGGCCTCGGCCCGGGCGAAACGGTCGGCGATGCGCCCGGCCAGCCAGCCCTCGATATCAAAGGCGCTGTCATCCAGCAGGCGCTGGCTGGCCTTGGGCATCGCGGACAGTTCATGCAACGGGATCGTCACACGCTCGATCTGCGGGGTGTCGGTTTCGATCTGTGCCGCGGTTTCGCTGGCCCAGCCGGTACCGATATCGCTGTGGTCCACCAGCACATCGTACGAGGTCGCCTCGACCGTCACCACCTGCGCGACCGCCCGCAGCGAGGCGGTGGATTTCAGCACCGACCGGATCGTGTCGGCGGTCTGCGGATCGACCAGATAGCCGCCCTCGGCCGCCACGGCCGTGGACATCGCCTTGCCCTCCATCTCCAGCCCACGCAGGGCGTCGTCATCGCCACTGCGCAGATAGGCGGCAAAGGCCTTCTGGTGCGGCGCTTCGGGGGTCGCTGCCGCAGCCAGCGCGGGGCGGGATGCGGTCAGGTGGGTCTTGCGGTCCAGCATGGTCAGTCGCTCTTCCTGTTGTTGAAGTCTGGATTTCATGTCGGCCTGAAACTCTCTGAAATCGCTCAGAAAGCCTGTCAGCGCCTGTTTCACCTCCACCGCCGGTTCATCCCCCGCGATGGCCTTGGTCTGGGTTTGCGTCATGTCTTTTCCCCTGGGATCGGTCCGGTTCGGCCGGCGCTCACGCTCCGGCCAGCACATGGCGGGCGCCCTCCAGCGCCTCGGCCATCTCGCGCCACAGCGCCTCGGCCCCGTCCCCGGCCTTGGCCCCCACGCGCGCCTCGGGCAGCATCGGAAAGGTCACCAGCGACACCTCCCACAGCTCCAGTTCCGACAGCAGGCGCCGCCCGCTTGCATCCTTGCTGGCCCGCCGCGTGCGATAGCCGATCGACAGCCCGTCGATGGCCCCCGCAGCCACCAGCGCGGCGGCCTCGCGGCCCTTGGCGACCTCGGCCAGCAGGCGGCCCTTGACGAACAGGCCGCGGGCGTCCTCGCGTACCTCGTCCCAGACGCCGATGGGCTGCGCGGCATCGTGCTGCCACAGCATCTTGACCTGCCGCCCTTCGCCAGCCAGCCGCTTCAGACTGGCCGCATAGGCGCCCGGCGCCACGATATCGCCACCCTGGTCCGCCGCCCCAAAGAGCGAGGCATAGCCTGCGATCACGGCCCCCTCTTGCAGGCTCAGCGGCGCCTCGGGCTGGCAGAACTTGCGCTCCAGCCCCGGCCCCCAATCGTCGTGGATCATCGCTTTTCCCCTTGTCATGGCGTCAGCGCCAGCACCGACGCCGCGCCCTCTGCCAGGATGACCGCCACCACACCGTAGACGGTCAGCCACATCCGCTTTTCCAGCCGCTCCAGCGACGCCTCGATCCGCGCCAGCCGGTATTCCAGCGCCGCCCAACGCGCCTCCATCACCCGCTCGTTCGCGTCGATGCGTTCGCGGGCCACCTCGAACGGCGCGTAGAGAAAGCGCGAGCCGGTCCGTTCCGCCGCCGCACTCATGCGCCCTCCGGCCGGGGCGGCAGCCCCAACAGCGCGCGTTTTTCATCCTCGGTCAGGAAACCGGCCGCCGTGATGCGCCGCCACTGGGCCTCGCGCTCGACCGCCAGGGCGGGCACCCGATCAAGGTCCGGCCCCAGATCGACAGGCGCCCCGGAAAACCGCACCAGGAAATCGGCCAGGGCCCCGGTGACCTTGGCCACCAGCGGCAGCACCGTCAGCCGGTAAAAGGCGCGGTTGGCCTCTTGGTAATTGGCGTAGGTCGCGTCGCCCGGAATGCCCAACAGCATCGGCGGCACCCCAAAGGCCACCGCGATCTCGCGCGCGGCGGCCTCCTTGGTTTCCTGAAACTCCATGTCCGAGGGCGAAAACCCCATAGGTTTCCAGTCCAGCCCGCCCTCCAGCAGCATCGGCCGCCCGGCATTGGCCGCCCCCTGGTGATAGGCGATCATCTCGTCCTGCAGACGGGCATATTGATCCTCGGTCAGGGTGCCCTGCCCATCGCTGCCGCGATAGACGATGGCGCCCGAGGGCCGGGCCGCGTTGTCCAACAGCGCCTTGGACCAGCGCGAGGCCGCGTTATGCACATCCACCGCCGTGGCCGCCGCCTGCATGGGCGACAACCCGTAATGGTCGTCCTGGGGGTGAAAGCTCTTGATATGGCAGATCGGGGGCGCGACCCCGGTCATGTCAAAGCGGTGCTTGCGCCCGCCAACCGCATAGTCATACGCCACCGGCCAGCCATCGGCGCCGGGCACCAGATGCACCCTGTCCGAGCGTAGAACGTGCAATTCCAGCGGCAGGCCGCCCTCGCCGCCCACGGCCTCCAGGTAGCCATTGCCGGTCAGCAGGATCTGGCCATACAGCGCCTCGAACAGCTCCGCCCGGCCCTGCGCCACGTTGGGCCGACCGATCAGCGCCAGGACGGGGTGGCTGTCGTACCGCCGCTCAGCATCCTGACAGACCAGCGGCAGCGCCGCGGCCGCCTCTGCGATCAGCTTGACCGCGCGAAACCCCACCGGGTTGCCGGTAAACCCGGCACGGGTCAGCGAGACCGTATCGCGCGGCGTCCACGCCGGGCGCGCCCCCCCCGCCCAGGCGATCACCGGCCCCGTGGCCGAGGCCTTGACCTCGGGCGCAACAGGGTCGGCACGGCGGAAGACGTTGAACTTCATGCGGAAACTCCCTCGGCTGTCGTGGACCGCCGCCCCGGCGGGGGCGCCAGAAAAAACCCGCCGCCGGGATGCCCCGGGGCGGGTTTCGCTCGTGGTTCAGGCCCGGATATCCAGGCGGCGCGTTACAGGCCGCGCAAACGGGGCCGGCGCCAATGCGCAGCGGGGACGATCATCAGATCGTGCAACGCCCACACCAACGCATCCACCCGGTCGGGGCTGCCGCGCCCCTCATATCCGCGGGCGGTCATCCGGCACATCTGGTCCTCCAGCGCGTCCAGTCCCGCGACATGGCCAACCCGCCCCTGTTCGTAGAGCGCCGCGATGGGTTCGGCCCGTGCCGCCTTGCCCCGCGCCGCGCGCACTGCGCGAAAGGGCACCAGCGGGTCGATCTGCCGGATCACGCTTTCCACCAGATCGCCCCCCTGGTTCACCTCTGCGACCAGGCGTTCGGCGCCGTGGCGTTCCATTGCGGCAATGGCGGCCTCGGCCCAGACACTTGGCGCGGCGCCGGTCACGCTGGCATCCTCCAGCACCACCGCGCGCCAATCGCCAGGCGGGCCCTGCGTCACCGCCCCCGCCACCACGATGCCGCATGCGTCGGACCCTGCATGCCCTGTCACCGGGGGATCCACCGCGACCACGATCCGGTCGAACGCCGGAGCGTCCTTCACCCGCGCGGCCTCCAGCCCCGCCAGCGTCCACAGCGCGCCCTCGGCCTCGTCCAGCAACTCGCCGTCCAGTTCCTGCCGCCCAAGGCGCGAACCGGCATAGCGGGCCCGCACTTCTTGCAGGAAGCTTTCGGCCAGGTGCGCGCGGTTCGCCTCGGTCGGGGCGTGGGTCACAACGGTCGACGGGTTGGCCAGGATCTTCCGCAGGATACCCACGTTGCGCGGCGTGGTGGTGATGCACTGCCGGGGGTTCGCCCCCAGCCGCAAACCGAATTGCAGCATGTCCCAGGTCTCCTCGGCCTTCTTCCACTTGGCCAACTCATCCGCCCAGGCCGCATCGAATTGCGGCCCGCGCAGCCCCTCGGGGTCGTGGGCGGAAAACACCTGCGCGACCGCCCCGTTCGGCCAGACCAGGCGTTTGCGCGTGGCCTCCCATTTCGGGCGGCGGTCGGGGGGCGAACAGGCCAGGATTCCGCTGTCGCCAAAAATCATCACCTCGCGGACCTGGTCCACGGTTTCGCCCACCAGCGCCACGCGCCGGGCGGTGCCCACGTCCAGCGGCCGCGCGCCCTCGACCTGCGCGCGGACCCATTCGGCCCCGGCACGCGTCTTGCCCGCCCCGCGTCCCCCCATGATAATCCAGGACCGCCAGTCGCCCTCGGGCGGCAACTGATGCGGCAGCGCCCAGAACTCAAAGATATAGGGCAGCGCCAGCAAGGCCCCTTCACTCAGCCCCTCCAGAAATTTCTCCTGCTCCGCGCGCGGTGCGCAGGCGATCCAGTCGGCGCCCGATTTCAGCCCGGGCACCGTCGAGGTCGAGGGCAT